TGATTCCTATATAAAGGAAAACGTTGTAGCTGCACTTGAACATTTCAGTGACCGTAACACACCGGTGAACTGGTTGGGTAGTAACCCAGAAGATTCTAACGACATCATTCCATGGGACGGTAAGACTTCGTTAGAAGTACTTAAATATTATGGGTCGGTACGTGGTGCGACGCTAAAAGAGTACGGTTTAACTGAAGTCGAAGATAACGAGTACTACGAGTGTATCATTCACACGCTAGGCTGGTTCACATTGAAAGTAGTAATTAACCCTAATCCTAACGGCCATAAGCGTCCTATCTACGTAACAAGCTATGAGAAGACAGGTAACGGCATCATGGGTTACGGCATAGCACAAAAAGTGCGTGAAGTTGAACGTGCGTTCCAAAGCTGCCTTCGCGGTATGATTAAAAACATGGAATACTCAAGCGGACCTATTGGAGAAGTTGACTTCAGTCGTATCCAGCAGTGGATTACGGACGACCAAGTAGGTGATGTAGAACCATATACACTTAACCCAGTTGACCCTGACCCTGTTGGTGGTGGACGACCGGCATATACGTTCCATAATTTCCCAAATAACACGGCATCACTAAGTAATGTGTGTCAGTGGTTCATGTCTCTCGCAGATATTATGACCCAGATTCCGGCAAGTATTCATGGTCAACCGGTGGGTACAGGTGCTAACCGTACGTTCCGTGGTATGTCTATGTTGTATGGTAACGCATTGAAAGGTGTGCAGAGTGGGATCACTAACATCGACGATGATGTGGTGTCTCCATTTGCTTCTGCTTTATATATGTACAACCTCAAATATAACGAGCGTGATGACATTAAAGGCGACGCCAAAGTAGTAGCTCGCGGTGCTAGCGGTCTCATGGAGAAAGAGCTTAAGAAAAACGATATGCTTGAAGCGGCACAAGTGGTGGCTAGCCTTGCTCAAACAGGCCGAGTTAAACCTGAAGCGATTGACAAGGCGGTGGATAGAGTGTTGCAAGCCCTTGACTTGGTTGACTACGACCTTGACGACATCATGGATAAGATTGGTGGAGAGGACGAAGCACAAGTTGACCCAATGGCAGCGTTACAGAGCCAAACACAGCCTGGCCAACCACCGGTTGAACAACCGCAGCAGTAATTAAATAAAAAATTTTATAGAAGTTAGTTGATACTTACTAACTTCTATAATAGAATATGTTGTAATCTCAAAATAGGGGAAGAACTATGAGTTCACTTAATGGACGTAAAATGAAGCTTGGCGACGTAGTTTACGACGTGCTAAAAGGCATGGGCCAAGTAGTTCGAGACGGTGGCGGCACACTTAACGTGGTAGTACGTTTCCGTGAAGGCGATGAATTATCGTACGCACAAGATGGTACATTCCAAGGCGAAAAACGCTTATATTGGAAACCACCTTATATCTTAGAGCCACGTGGCCCTAATGATAAAGCCTATGACGATGCCATCGCATTAATCACACCTATCTACAATAAGTTGGTAGAACGTGAAGCAGGTAATCAATAAGTGGCAAGACTTCATCTGGAGCAAGGTAATTGTTCCCGTTGCAGACTTGTTTAGACTAGAGTGCGAATATTGCTGGTGGTGGCGAGGATTCTTAGTGGGTTCAATCGTAGCATCAGTACTGTTCAGTTTGTTTATAAAGGTATTGGAGTTGCTATGACTTGCCAAATTACAACAAGCCGTAAGGCTGGTAATACAGTTCAAGCACAAGAGCCGAATGTGTTGTTCAATGCACGATCTAGCAACACAGTATCGCATATCTTCCACGTAGACCCATGTGTTCCGGTGAAAATCTGTACGTTTGGGTTAGGTGCAGAAGACGCGCTTGTGTTACACAAAGTTCACCCTAAAGCAGGCAATATGCCACAAGGCTATGGCTGTATCTGTAGTGCAGAGCCTGGTTCTTCTGTTAATATTGAAATGAGTGAGCCGTTTAAAATTAACGGTGAAACCGTCGAGTTGACAGCGAAAAACAGCGCAGTGTTCCTAACTATCCCTGGTTTATTCATTCTTGAGATGAAAAACAAGTCAATGTTAGGTAAAGTATTCTGTACTATCACAGAAGTAGAGTGTTGCTGCTTACCAAATAAATTAATTATCGGTAATTAATTATGTCAAAACCAGTTCAAATAATCTCGCCAAAATCAGCCTCAACGCTATCTAGAGTATTCCAAGTATACCCTGGCTATGCGATGGTGATTTCGTCATTTAATTTCCAAGGCGAAAAACACAATGATGTAGGCGATGTGATTGAAGACGGAGACTGTGCTGTGCTACATAAGATTAAAGTAGAGCATGGTGATATGCCACACGGCAACGGCTGTGAGGACGGAGAATGTCGTCAATGTATATTTGAGCCTGAAGAATTAAAGATCGTCAGTTCTGAGCCAGTTATGTTATGTGAGGATACTATGGCTCACTTTTGTGGCCAGAACTTGACGGTTCTTTCCATACCTGGATACTACGCGTTTGAGTTATGTCGCGAAGCGTCGTTAGGTAAAGTGACTATCGAGGTAGAAGAAATTACTGCCGAAGTAGCGAAATTAATTCCACAAAACTTTTTCCATGGAGCATAAGATGTCAAGTTGTATGAAATGTGGTAAATCAGCAGGTATTCCTTCATCTATCCCGATGAAAGATATGCGTACTGGTACAATGCGTTCGGTGCAAACTAGTGCTGACTTAGCTATGGCTAAGCCTAAACTTAAAGACCAACGCGGTATGAACCAAACTAAACTTAACGTGAAGAACCCAGTACGTGGCTAAGATTAGATTTGGTTGTTACGATGTAACAGAAGAAGATATGAATTTGTTGACAAAGCTGTTCGCAGACCCGCTTGCAGCTCAACAGTTCGTATCTTTTTTGAATAAAGTTCAGCGTAGCAATGAGAAGTTGCATGATACTACGGCTAAGATGTATTTAATGACAGACACACCGGAGCATCGAGCAATGGCACTTACCTACCGAGGCAAGGCAGAGTTTGCGTTAGAAATGGCGCAATTAGTTAAACAAGTCAATAAATAGGACACGGATTTATGGCTAAATATCAATTCGCAGAACAGGCGCGAAAAACACTGGAAGAAAACGGAGTTGTAATTAACGACGACGGTACTACCGGATTCGCAAAACAGCCTGAACAATTTGTTGTAGGTGACGAAGCAAAACCAGCGGAAACTCCTGCACAAGAAACACCACCTACACAGGTGGAAGAACCGGCTAAACCAAATGCCGAAGAAACTCAAGCAGAGAAAGACGAGCGTGATCGTTTAATCGAGATGCAACGCCAAGAACTGGAAGAGTTACGCGCAAAAGCTAACCAAGCGCCAGCACAAACGCAACCTGCTAAGTCAGAGCGTGAGACAGAATTAGAAACTGAACTTGCTGCACTTCGTGCGCAGTTGGCGGAAAAAGAGACTGCACAGTCTGCAGACGAGTTCCGTGCGATGCTAGAAGCGCAAGGCTTCAACAGTGAGAACTTAGATGACGACGTATTGTTAGAAGTACGCGAACGTCTTATCGCTCCTACTGCGAAGAAATTATCTGCGTTAGAGCAACGTTTAGCAAAAGCGGAAGAAAAATTCCGTGAGCCTACACCGGCAGAGCGTTTAGAACAAACTAAGCAAAAGGTGTACGGTGAAATTAAGAAAGAAATTCCTGACTTCGACACTATCTTTAACTCAAAAGAGTTCAAAGAGAAGTTGACAGCAAGTGATGACCGATTCCCTACAGCTACGTATGGCCACGCTTTACAAGAAGCGTTAGAGAACGGTCGTTCAGATTTTATTATCCGTGAGATTAAATCTTTCATGGGTGGTAAAAAAGACCCATTATCTGCAATCGCAGACGTGAGTGGGTCAAACGGTGCAGGTAAAGCAACCGAAGCGAAAGCAGAAGAAAGTGGCTTTACATTCACTGATGAGGAAGCTAGAAAAATGTTGAGAGCATTCCAGATGCGTGATATTTCTCGACAGGAGTATAGTGAATATCGATCAAAACTGGACGCACATCGTCTAGGTAAATAACACAATAGGAGCTAACAATGGCGCAAGCAGGTTTAGGTTCAGCGTCCGGTTATGGCAGTATCCACGATACTCCTCTCGCAACGAAAGGTTACCATAGCCGTATCATTGAACGCGGTTGGGAAAAAGACATCTTAGGTGAGATCGTTAATACCCGTATCGTAGCGCAAGCATTCGACTGTAACCAAGTAGTAGAATTCATCTTACAACCAGACGTAGGTCCATGGCGTAAGTATGAAGATAACCAAGTTATCAAACCGGACACTGTACAAATCACATCTGTACAAATGACTCTTTGTAACCAAGCTTACAAAGCAATCAAAATTGATAACAACTTACAACGTAACCTTTGCCAATTCTGGTCAAAATTCGAAGCAGGTTTCTTAGATTCTTGCTATCGCGAATTATCTGGTATGTGGCACAGCTTCGTATTATCAGCAATGGTATTAGAAGCAGATCGTCGCAACAAAGGTGCGAATGCAGGTCGTGACCGCTCTATCAACTTAGGTACAGTAGGTGCACCAGTTCGCGTTACCCCAGGTAACTTACCAGTAAACTTAATGAATTTACGTAACGTATTAGTACATAACAGCCGTTGGAAAAATGGCGAAATGTTCTTAATCGTTCCACCTGAATTCAGCAACGTAGTGATCCAGTCTGAATACCGTTTAGCTGCGGATATTTCATGCTGTAAAGATCCTTCTATGTTATTAACTGGTGAATTACCGGGACAATTAGCAGGCTTCCGCGCAATCGAATCTATGCGTACAATCAGCGCATTCGACCAAGCGGTTAACAAACAAGCGTATTACATCTTAGCGTTCTGGAAAGAAGCGTTTGCTTTCTATGGTGACATCACCGAAGGTCGTATCATCGAAGATAAAGACTACTGGGGTCGTCAATACCAAATGGCAGCGTTGTGGGGCGGTAAAGCAATTTACGGTGATGCAATCGCAGTTGGCTATTGGACTTTTGAGTAAGGAGTTTAAAAGATGGCAGATGCAATTCTTACATTAGGCGGCCCATACCGCTACAACCGTTCTTCTACTGCGCGTCAAACTGTTTATGGAACAGAGAGCAATGGCGTACCTGAACGTATCGCTGGTGAATATATGCACGGTTTCTTCACCGTGGGTAACTCATTAAACCCACAATTTAGTGAAGGCCAAGCAGAAGCGTTAGATACTGCTAAAGTAGGTGCTAATGACTTTATTCACTTATTCGAAGTGCCGTCTAACCACACACTAGTGGACTTAGCGGTACGTGTAGTTCCGGTTCAAGCAGAACGTGGCTACCAAGGTAAAGCAAACGCTGACGGCTTAGTAGTTTCTGTAGAAGCTCGCGAATACAGCAAAGAAACATTGAAACCTACAGGTACAACCTTAGAGTTAGTAGATGACTTAAGCGGTATTCCAGCTAACGCAGAAGCGTTCAAACGTAGCGCAGTAAAACCTGCAAGTGCAGGTCACTGGATCGAAAGTGACAAGTACGTAGTTATTGGCTTAAAAGTTGATAGCTTACCGAACGGTAAAGAAGTTAAATTAGCTGACATCACTGCTCGCATTGAAGTGACTGGTCACGCGTTTGACTACGAATGTCCGATTCACGTGTAATCACGGGGCGTGGGGTAACACCCACGCTTTTAAACTATGGCACGAAAATATGCGGATCTAGCCCGTCAAGCTAGAGAACGTTATAACCAACAATCAGATGGAGACCAAGAAATGGCTCAAGACACAATGAATGTTGCCCCACCAATGGCAAAAAAAGCACAATTTTTACGTGACGCAGACGGTACAATCTACCCATGGGTTCCCGAATTAGCGGCACGTGGCGACTTAGTTGCAGCGTATGACCCTGAAAAACCGGAAGCATTCGCTGACGACCAAGCACAAATTGCATTGAATCGTGAATTAGAAATCGCGAAAGAACGCGCTGACGCAGAAGAAGTAGCTCGCCTTGAAGCACAAAAACGTGCGGAAGAAGAAGCAGCGAAACGTGCGGAAGCAGAGCAAATTGCACAAGCTAACCAACGTAACTTAACTCAAGCGCAAGAAGCGTTAGCTCGCCAAGAAGAAGAGCATGCGAAGAAAGTCGCAGAGCTTCAAGCACAGATTGATGCAATGGCTAAACAGCAAGCGGAAGTTGCAGTGGAAGCGAAAGCACCTAAAGCGAAGGCTAAAAAGGTAGAGAAACCAGAGCCTGTAGTGGAAGAACAAATTAACTTTGAAGAAGTGGACGACTAATGACAACGATCAATGACTTGATTGTACGCGCAGCGCGTGACTTAAACGACTATACAGACGAAGTGCCAAACAAACAGTTCCAACGCTGGACGCAAGGACAGCTATTAGGATACTGGAATGAAGCGCTTTGTGTGATGTATACGCTCAACCCGAGTAAATTTAAGTGCGCCAAAGTTGCTAAATTGAAACCTGGTATTAACCAAGTATTCGATGAATGCAAGCGTGTACTATCAGTCATTGGTGTAAGCGACAAAGACGGAAACGTGCTGTATGAAATTGAAAAAGATACAGACGATAAGAAGTTAAAGTGGGGTGGTTATCGCCCACGTCATTGTACGACGTTTACACACAATCGTGACTTTAAGTTGACCAGTTATCGAATTTTAACGGATAAGGACGGCTCGGTTATGGTTAAACCAGCCGTTCCTTATGGTATGGACGTTCATCTCAAGTTTATGTGCGAAACACCACCGCGTGAATTTGAGATGAACAATTTAAGTGCTGACATTGCACAATCAAACTGCATCGACGTGACAATGGGCGTACACTGGGTACTTTTCCGAGCGTTAATGGTAGATGAAGAAAGCCAGTCGTCAAACTCACTAGCAAGTCAGCACTTAAACTTGTTCTTTAAATTACTTGAAGTTAAGACAGAGACCGACAAAGACAGTAACTACAACCTTGAAGGGTTACCTGCAGTACTTAAGCAGTTGGTTGCTAGGGAAGTGGCTCGATACCAGTTGGGGATTAAATAATGTTAGACCAAATTGAAACCGTACCACTGTCTTATTTTATTGACGAACTCATGTTGCTAGACGGGATTGAGCAACCTATGGCAGAAGACTACGTCCGCAAAGCCGCGATTGACTTCTGCACGAAGACACAGATTATCAGACGTAAGCTTGACATTGAGCTAATTGCGTGTGCTGATGAATATTTAATGGATCTTGAAGACTGCGACCGAGTGGTGAGTATTCAAGAAGCCTGTGGGTACGAGGTGTTAGGAAAAGAACCTTGTGCTATGCCAGTTTGCAGCGGACACTACATTTGGTACGTGTCGCCAAATAGCTTAAAAGTTAGCCCTACGCCTGTTGAAAGTGGGAACAAGTTAAGGGTTGTGGTGTCCGTTGCGCCAACACAAGATTGTTGTGAGTTAGATGCAGTGTTGTATCAGAGCTACAGAGAAGCGATTATCGATAAGGCGTTGTCCATGTTGTATCGCATTAAGCAGGCACGTTGGTTCGACTTAAATCTCGCGACAATTCACGAAAAAGATTATAAACAAGCTATCGTCCAAGCTGGTGCAGACAGACTGCTAGGTGTGAGACGAGGTAAGATTCGATTAAGATCAGGTGGTATTTATGGCTAATTGTGGTTGTAAACCGTGCAGTAAAGAAATGCCGGCAAGTAAAACCAAGTGTAAGCAGTTCTCGCTTTGTGTAGGAAATAAATCACTGCACTATGACGGGAACTGTTTATTTGTAACGGACAGAAAGTATAAGATCCCAGACGGAACTTATACGTCTATTACTTTTAAAGACGGTTGTATCACTGGCGTAGATAAAGCGCCATTGCCTATTTATACCCCACAAGCTTGTTGTGACGGTGCAGCGCCTGTTACGGAAGTGCGTAGTGAGCCATTAACTGTCGCAGAAGGGACAGGTAACTTAGCGGTAATTTCTGGTAACAAACTCACCGTTGACCCAGTGTGGAAAACAACCAACACCGTAAATGTAGGTGGCGTAGGTACATCAGCTAACCCATGGAAAGCTGAAGTTGTACTAGCTAACCAGCACAACCGAATCGTTGCCACAGAGCACGGCCTTAAAGTTGAGTTAGAATTTGGTTCATCTGACACGGTTAAACTATCTGGATCAGGTACAGTTGCCGACCCGTACAAGTTCGCAGTGGATAAACTACAAGCTACACTACCTGAAGTAAATAAAGCTGAAGTATTAGGTAATGGGTTTACCATTACGAAAACAGGTTTATTCAAAACAACAAACCAAGACTTGGAGTTGATCACAAACCTTCAGTTTTCAACTCCAGCATTGACAGCCACAAACGCAGGTGTGGCGACAGTAATCAGTTTACATGAGGACGAATTAGTTACGGCAATTATCGCAAGTCCTACAGCTTTGCAGAAATTGAAAACAGCACTAGGAATCTAATATGAACTTGTTGTACAAGAACTTCAAAGGACTAATGCCACGATATGACGACCATCTCTTAGGAGATGGTTTTGCCACAACTGCGGTTGACGTAAATTTATGGCACGGCACATTACGTCCGTTTCGTGAGAAGAAACTTTGTCATGCGATTAAGAAAGCAACTAAGTCTGTCTTTTATGACAACTGCTGTTGGAAAGAATTTGATAAGTGCGTTGAATTTACACGCATGAATACGACGTGTGTAAGACAAGTTGTGACAGGGTTGTTCGATTATCCGGCCACTGCGCGTTCCGACGAGTGCAATCCGAAATGGATTCGCCTAGGGTTACCTTCTCCGAAAGGTACATTGACAGTTGAACGTTTAGATCCGTTAAAAGATATTCAGCACTGCTATGCGGAGAACTTGATTGATGCAATCGACTACCAACGTGTGTCACGTTCATATGTATACACTTACGTAAATAGTTGCTGCGACGAAGGTCCACCAAGTCGACCAACAGAACTTATCGATGTCGACGACGGTGGTCGGGTAATGTTAAGTGGGTTTACTACTCCTTCACCTGAATATGGTGTAGAGAAAGTGCGAATTTATCGCCTTGCGAGTGGTTTTGACCAAACTAATACCTCGATTGATAATTTCATGATTGAGGAGAAAAATGCTTTAAGTGAGTATTACTTAGTTGCGGAAATTAATATTACTGACGCAGCGTACGTAGATGACAAGCACGATTACGAACTTGGTTATGCACTTGAGACGCAGGAGTATGCAGAACCACCTAAAGATTTACGTGACATCGTCACAGTTGACGGCACACAGCTTGCAGGGATTACGAATGGTAACAAGATTAGATTCTCTACCCCTAACTTCCCTCATGCTTGGCAAGAAGCAGATGAGCTTACAATTCCAGATACTGCGCAAGCGCTGATTGAGTTTAACCACAATATCATTGTATTAACTTGTGGTGCGGTGTATTTAATTGAACCGATTGAAGATTGTAAAACAGTTGGCTGTCGTAGAGTACGTAAGACGATAGAGGACTACCCTCTGGTTAGTTGTTGTGGTGGTCATGGATATGCATTGACACCTAAGGGGGTGGTTTATGCCTCTATTGAGGGTTTGATCCTAACCGACGGTATTCAAGCGACTAACATTACCTCACCCTACTTCGCACCTGATGATTGGCAAGCTTTGCACCCTGATCGTATGAGTGTTGCGTACAACAGAGATAGTATCTATTTCTTCAGCGACGTAGCTGGATATTGTCTACAATTCCCAGTGAGTTTAGCAAGTTGGGACAACTCACATCTTATCGCACTTTCTGATCGTCCACAGTTTGCCTTTGGTGCAAACGACGAGTTATATCTCGTAGAAAAAGACGGGGTGTATCGCTGGGATAGAGGAGATAAATTCCGTCCATACAAATGGGTAGGCAAGAAAGAGATCTCCCCAACACAGATAAACTTTGCTGGTGCGAAAGTAAGCCGTTATAATAACGGTGATGTGACGTTCAGACTAACTGGCGACAACATCTTAATCAAAGAATATCAACCAGTGGAGACTGAGAAGTTCCGTTTACCTAGTGGTCGCAGAGACGTAGAGTTTCAAGTAGAAATGACAGGTACTGCGGAAGTTTATCAAGTTGAGTTATCCACAAGTTACAGAGAGTTAGGCACGGTATGAAAGTACAAACAGTAAAATTCCCACAAACCCCAGAAGCAACGTTGGAAGAAATCCACTCACTACGTGGATTGTTAGATAAATATCATATGGAGCAATTCGGTACGGCCGACGTAATTCCGTCAGAGATGTTGGCGATTATGTGGCACGCTGCACAGATTGACTTTATTGAAGCGTTGAATGATGCAGACGAACGCATCGGTCTCGTCATGGTAAGTATCTATTCTAAAGTTGACGACACTCGCGGTGCAAACATTATGGCAGCGTACGTAGAAGAAGACTACAGATCGCAAGGTGTGTTTAAGCGAATGCTTAACCTGGCCAAAGTTGTGTATCGTGCGAGAAATATCCTTACCTTAGACCTAAATGTTCCATTAAATATTGATGCAAGTTGGTTTGGTAAGGAGCACACAAAAACGTACAGATTGGAGTTATAGTAAATGGGCTGGCAAGAAGTTCCGATTAGTGGTAGTTCGTCTACCTCACCAACTGGTACACCTGGTGCTGCGGTAACTCCGCCAGCACCTACAAGTACGAGTAACATTCCGGAAGATAAGTTCCCTGGTGCACTGAACACTGGGTGGACTGACTATTATCAATGGGCCAGCAAAGACTATAGTGCTTGGAGCTCTGCATTCGACGAAGCAGAATCAGCGCGAATCGAAGAAAGTAGAAGATGGTTAGAGTACTACAATACGGTGTATTCAGAAGATATGTCGTGGTGGAAGAAACTAACCATGTTCGCCTTAAATGGCGTACAGTTATGGGCGTTGTGGAAACAGTTTCAACAGCAACGTGACTTAGCCGACAAAACACACGACATCGCAGAACGTGTACAGAAAATTGCGGAAGAACTATTTGCTTTTTACAAAGAGACGTATTATCCGCATGAAATTGCGTTGAGCAAACAGATCAATGGTTATTTCGAGAACCCATACTGCGCTAACTATTCCGGTACAGGCGACAAGTTCGATAATAACATGAAGTTAGCCTTTCGTGCGGCACGTGAATCTGTGACAAGATGCACAAGCTCTATCTGCGCTCCGTTCACTGACAGTGACAATCTCTCTTGGGAAATTGAGCAGATGCAGGCGAGAGGTAATGCGCGTAACGGTGCTTATCGCTACGAAGAACTTCGTAAGGACACCAAGGATAATAAGTGGCTTGAGCTTCGCATGAAGTTCATTCAGATTGGACGTAACGTATCACAAGACGGTCAGAACGGTATTATGAAGGCGTTTAATACGTTTAGTAGCTTCGGGGCTGACCCAGGTGCTGCACTTAGCCAAATGCTAGGTGTGTTATCTAACACCGTAGGTCAAATGATTTCTTCGCCTACTGCGCCTAAGAGTGATTTATCGCAACTTAAATCAAGTAATCTATTGTATCAACCGTTTTTTGGTAACGTTATGCAGTCTGGTGACGTACAACCTGCGAAAACGCAGAAGATTACATATACGGGGTAATAACACATGGTAGCGTTTACACTCACGAACTATCAAGCCCTCGCACAAGCACAAGGCCAAGAATATGAAAAGGCATTGAAAGCACGGGTAAAAGAAGAGTTCGACAAGAACAAGGAGAACCACCAGAAGTGGGCGAGTAAGTTCTCCCAAGCCGAATCTGAACGTCGCAAGGAAGAGACCAACTGGCGTAAGTTTTACGCGAAGGTTTACAAGGAAGAAAACTCGTGGTTGAAAGAAACTGCGTTTTATATCCTAAACGGCATTCAACTTTGGGCTTTAACCCAACAATACCAGCAACAGAAAGAGATTGCTGACCGTGTTTATGATTTAGCTAACCGGCAACAACGTATAGCGGAAGATATGTACAGCCACTACAAAGAGCAGTACCAGTCTCACGAAACAAACTTAGGTAAGCAAATCAATAACTACTTCGCAAATCCATATCGTCCGCAGTATGATACAACTGCAGGGCGATTCGTCGTAAATGCGAGAGCACAGATGACAGGCAAAAGACGTGAGGTATTGATGTGTGCCAGCCAGTATTGTACAGGTGCAACGAAGACTGCGTTACGTGACCTAGCGATCCGTGAAGCTAACCTCGTAGGTAACGCAATGAACAGTGCGGTTAAATATGAAAACCTACGCGAACAACGTATGGAAGACAAATGGTTGCAAGTTCGCTTGGCATTTATTCAAACCGGACGAGGTGTATCAGGCCAAGCAATCACAGGTATCGACGGTGCGTTGTCTGCGTTCAGCCGATTTGGGGCAGACCCAGGTGCGGCATTGAGTAACTTATTAGGTACAGCCGCCTACACAATAGGTGGAATAATTCCTTCACCGAGTTATAATAGACCTGCTCCGATTGTGGAAGCAACACCAGCTTATAGCCGTGGGTCAGCGACGACACCACGATATGTTTCATCAGTATTGAAAGGATAATTTATGTTTATTGTATCTCCAACCAAAGGCGGCTATCGCGGTGACGTAGTAAACCGTGGCTTCCGTCAAGGTCGCCAAGACGCTTACCGAGATTACATTGACAATTTCAACTTCGCATTGAAGGCTGACGCAGCTAACAACGCAGAGAATCAAAAGCAGGTTGAGCGTATTGCGAACAACTACGCGTTACAAAACCAAATGCGACAAGGTGCACGTAACGAAGCGCTTAATTTTGTGAATGACAGTACGAAAATTGACGATGCATTGACGTCAGCAGACATTAGCTTCGTGAAAAATGCTGAGCTACGTAACCCAGAAACAGTTCGCCAGTTAGGTGAATCACAGGCTACACAAGTACGTGCTACACAAAACGCGAATGAAAACAACGCTGCGTACAAAGCGAATACTGCTCAAACAATGGTTGAGCAACAACCGATCGAAGCCAATGCACGTAAGGCTAAGTTAGAAGCAAGTACAGTAGCGAGTGAGTTCAGTAAACAAAAAGGTTCACTTGGTTTAGATTCTACTAACTGGTTATCTACCTACGGTGGCGAAAAAGGTTATGAGCCATATATTGACAGTCTTGTAGATTCACGTGCGAACGAATTAGTCGCAGAAGCACAACAACGTGGCGAAGTGCTTGACCCGAACGAAGTTAAACAACAGTTGGCATCTGATCCACAGTTTATCCGCGACGGTTATGCAGAGTATCAGAGAGTGCTATCGCAAGCACAGAATCAACATAACTTAAGCGACGGGTATTATACCGACCAAAACGGTAACCCAGTCAATGCACGTTATGGTTCACGTAGTAGAGCAAGTGCAGAAACAACCGGTAGTACAGGTAGACCACAGCAAAAGGCCTACAAAATGGGCGAAAGCTTCCAGTCTTTTAAAGAGACTACACCGCATGAGTATGTTTCTGAAAATGCGATTCGCAGTGGCAACACAATCTATTTTGCAAATGGTCAGATGATCACTTTCCCTGAAGGTACAAATATGGAAGAAAAGGTGAAAGAATACGCAAACTATGATATGATTAGCAACGTTGAAAAACCGAAACAAAAATAGGTATACCGATGGCAAAACAACTAGATAATTATTTAGAGGACAAGAACGTTCAAGCGTTCTTAGCTCTTATCCGTGACACAGAGGGTACAGCGAAAGGTGCTGACCCTTATCGCGTATATGGCGGCAGCGCCAAAAACCAAATCAAAGACTTGTCTAAACCAGACTTTAAACGCTGGGGTTTCACTCAAACTGATGGCAAGAAAAACACTTCGTCTGCGAGTGGTGCATACCAGTTCTTAGAACGTACTTGGAATGGTCTTGCGAAGGAATATGGCTTGACTGACTTCTCTCCACGTTCACAAGACTTAGGTGCGATAGCACTACTTAAACAATCTGGTGCACTTGATTCAATCGTGAAAGGTGACTTTGATACTGCAGTTAAGAAAGCTAACCGCACATGGGCGAGTTTACCTGGTTCACCGTATGCTCAACACACTCGTAGTAATGACTATGTAGCACAGTCACTTGCGAAACACTTGGGTGAAGATGTGGATTTAACTAAGTACAAAATGCCGGTAGGTGAACCTAGCCCAAAGCAGGAAGCACCGACGAGCAAGACAGTATCGACTTCGCCTTCGGTGCAGGACAAAGTGACGGAGACGCTCCAAGAAGTAGCGGTGAACGTAGCGACACCAATCGCAGAGAAAGCAGTCAAGTCGCTAGCCGTGAACCTGTTCAGCAAAGTCTTGGATTTGTTCCTACGGAGGTAGCACAACTAAATGACGGATCGCAAATTGTCCCAGAGAATCAAGCGGAAAGTGCGTTCCTTCAGCACGTGGCGAACAACCCTACTCGTACAGATGAAGAAAAAGAGCATATCGCAAAAATGGGTGCACTTCTTGGCCCAGATAAGTTCGACCTAGACTTCACTGCACAACAACGCGCTCAACTCCCTACCGAGTTGGACGAACCATTAAGACGAATGATTAGAGAAGTATAAATATGGGAAAATACGACACGATCCTATTCGGTGAGAGCGGAGCAGAAAAACCGCAGTATCAATCGAAATACGACAATATCTTATTCGGAACTACTACACAGCCAGCAGAAACCCCTGCTGGCGAAGTCGTATCTGAAACACAGGAAAATACAGAAGATCCGCTAGCAGGTTTACCTCAACAAGAAACCAAAAAAGACTTTAATACGCTATTAGGCGACTACGGAATTTCTGCAGAGTACGGTAATAAAATTTCGTACGATGACCTTAACGCACGCTTAAAAGCGGATAACGTACCAACAGATGTTCGCAGAAACTTACAGCAAGAATGGTTCAAAGGCTATCAAAAGTATATTGATCGTCTACAAGATGGCGACGAGAAGAAAGCCCACCAAGAACACCTTAAAGCGCTCTCTGAACGGCCTTCTACCTATCTGAAGAATACGTGGTATAACGTGCTAGCGGAAGGCGCAAGTCGCGGTATTGTTGGAACAGAAGCTACAGCGGAAGGTGTTAAGAACCTAGCTACCAGCTACGTAGGCCTATCAGATGAAGAAGTACTCGCGAAGTATTACCCGGAGTTGGCTGAGCAGGTTAAGAAAGCAGGCGGTGTAGATCAATTACGTCAGATCGGTATGGCCACTAAACTTCAAGGTGAAGACTTATCTGGAATGGGTACAACTGCGCTACACGGTTCAACACCTGAACAACGTGAGTTAGGCACTAAACTACTTAATGCTCTTGCAGATGCTCGCTCGCAAGATGCACTAAACCGTATTGACAAAGAAGGCGAAGAAGTAGTGATGGATGATGGGCGTGTAGTTAAAATGTCTAACCTACAAGCGTCCGACTATTATAACAAAGCACCTTCTCGTATTGCTGGCGAAGACGAAGCAGCAAAAGAGTTTAACGAAGATATACTTAAATCCCTTGCGACAGAAAACGGATGGAAACACCTACTTAATGCGAGCGCGCGCTCGGCTGCTCAAAACGTACCTACGCTCTTAGCTGGTACAGCGGTGGCGTTTGTGTCGCCACCTGTCGGTTACGCAATCATGCAAACTGGTAACATCACCGACCAACAGCTACAAGGTATTCAAGATCTAGCTGACAAAGAGTACAAAAAGCTACACGGTGAAGATGCTAACGTAACTGACCTATCATCTGCTGACTACCTAAACTTCTTAACCGACCTGGCCAAAGAAGGCAAAGTCTCTGACCAAGCAGCAGAGAGTTTCAAAACCGGTTTCGCTATGACTTTGGCTGAACAAGCTACTGGGGGTGTGGTAGGTAAATTAGGCTCTAAACTCGCTGGTATGTCCGCGAAGACTTTAGCTGGTAAAATCGCATCAACCGCAGGTGCGCTAGGTATTCACGCGACTGACGAAGGTTGGCAAGAAGTGTCTTCACAGATCGTAGAGAATGTGAGTAAAGGTAAACCGTGGAACGAAGGGTTAACCCAAGCATTTGTACAAGGTACGTTCTCACTTGAGGGTGTTGCACAACACACAGCAAAAGGTATCGGTAAATTAAAAGAAATTCGTGACGAGCGTACGCAAAATCTGGAGAAAACGACGGAGCAAAACCTTGCAGAATCTGCACAGCTCACAGAGGAAAAACCAGTTGAACAACCAGAAGTAGAACCTTCGGTTGAAGAAATCAACAATCAACTCGCAGATGCACGTGAAGACCAAGATGTTGAGGTTAATCCTACACGTGAGCAACTACTAACAGAGTATGACGCAATCACAAATGCGATTGGTAAAGGTGAACCAACACCTGAACAAGCACAACGTATCGCTGAAATCGAGGGTGAGTTTACTACCAAAGAAACAAATGACAAAGGTCAGACTGTAACCCGTAATGACTTTGCGAAGACATACCGTGACTGGCAAACTGGTCAAGGTGAGTTCGCACAAACACAGGACACGATAGATGAAAGTAGAACTGATAATCGAGATGGCTCGCAAAATGTTGACGGGCAGTCTAACGAACAAGGAGCTGTTGTCTCTGACACCAGCGCAACGGAACACAGTGGTCAAACTAGCGAACCAGTTTCGCCAGTTGAAACCGAAACCACTACCACAGGACATAGCGAGCCCAACGAGGGGGTTACTGCGAATTCTGTTGAACAACCGAACGATAACGAGACAGCGAGCGATCCAACTGGGCTTGACGGACGCACCGGAGAAACAGTCAGTGGACGACGAGAACAGGGAGAATTGGGGCAAGAAGGAAGCCAACAAAGTAGTCAATCTTCGCAAGCGCCAAGCACTGGAAGCACAGACAGCGGAGTACGCGAACGCGCGCAAAGCGATAGCGTGGGAGAAACATTAACCGAGATTGAAGGTAAACAGTATCGTAGAACTTCAATTAATAAGCCAACCGAGTCAACAGTTAAAGCGAAAGTGTTTCGCGGTGGGAACGTGGAAGGCCGAGGAGTAGTGTGGAACTCTACCAATGAAGCTGTAGCGCATTTGTACAAATCTAAGAAAGGCGACGCAGTAGCTGAAACCGACGTAGAGTTAAAAACGCCACGCGTAGTTGATGCTAAAGGCGGCCTATATTCGCAGGTTAAGTTTGACCAATCGCACCCAAAAAATGCAGTGGCTAAGAAGTACCCAGCGTTATACGAAGAAGTAGCAAAAATGATGTATGGCGACGTGAAGGGTATGTCTAATTTATTCAAAGCTTCTGACCGCCTAGTGTTTGACACCTTAGTAAACAACGCACTTGTAAATGCTGGTGTTATCAAAGGTAAAGTGCATGACGGTGTAGTAATGGAAAACGTCATTGATCCTAGTGGCAAAAGCGGAGAATTTAAGTCTGCTAAGAATGAGCAGTTATTAGGTGATAACGTTGTTACGTTTAACCAAAAAGATTTCCTCGCTAAGACGAAGGAGATATTAGCACCGCAAAAAGAAAAACCTTCAGCCTCAGATAGTAAGGTAGAGAAAGAAAACGCTAAACGTCGTGCGATTGAAGCTGCGGTGGCGTCAGAGAAAGAACGTCTATCTTCGCCTTACGCGAAAGAGTTCAAAGGTAATGACCTACGTACTAACCAACGTAAAGCTCACGAATTACTAAAAGGTGCTGACGAAAAAACTACGGAAGAAATACGCAAGGCTTTCTTCGAAAACACAGTGAATGCCTCTTCTGCGTCATTCGAAGCTGCGAAGCGCGGATATTTGCGTGCTAACTCACGTAACCCTAAACACGCTGCGTTTAAAGGTAGTCGAGTAGACCTAGTTGGTTTTGACTTTAACGACAACCCAGTCTATAAAGACCAAGAAATCGCATACGAAGACATTAAGAAATCAACTGCGGTTGAAGATAAAGTTACAGAGCTACTCGCTAACCCTGACTTGATCGAGAACATTGAAGCGTTCCACAAGAAAGCTGTAGATGATGCGTTCAACACAAAATACCTTGAAGGTAAACGTGAGCAAGTACTTACAGAAGCGTTACCATATTTACGTGATACTGAAGGTAAACCAATTACAGATACAGCGAAAGTAACAGATAGCGACCTTGTATCACTCGCGATTGACAACGCAGAGCATAAAGTAATTGACCTAAAATCACTACTTGGTCGTTTCTTGAAACGTCTTAATGCCATTCTTTCTGCGGTTGTAGCTGTAGTTGGCGTAGGTGCGATGACTATCCCTCAAGATGCTCACGCACAAGCTGGCTTTGCGACATACGAAAGTGGTCCACAAATTGCAGGTGTTTCTCAAGAAGCCAGCAATACTATTAACTGGGTAAAAGCATCGCATGATAATAATGGAAAAATCTTCGTGGTCGCAGACAAGAACGAAGGTAAGATCCATATCGTAGATAACAATGGTAAAGTCTTAGATACACAAAACGCAATCTTTGGTCGTAACAAGTCTAATGACAACGTAGCTAACTCAACCCCAAGTGGTCGCTTTAAACTACAAAAAGCACTTACTACTAAGGCTGCGGATAAACGCGTATTTGGTGACGACGTTCTAACTTTAACTGACACTGTGACTGGTAACAATATCACTAAGTCAGACGGTGGCGTTATCGCAATGCACCGCTTGTGGAATAAACCTGAACGTGTCAAAGCGATCAACTCTGCGACAGCGAGCGACAACTATATGTCTGCTGGTTGTATTAACGTACCTACTGCGTTCTATAACTCTGCGGTGGATAGCCTTGACGGAGCGATGGTATATATCTTAGATAACAAAGATGCACCAAAAGCCGGTAACGCTACGCAAAAAGTAGCGAAGTCTAGTACCAACACTAAGACAGAATTCGCCAAAACTACGCCTGTTAAGCAAGGCAAATTCGGTGTGTCTAAAGTTAAGTTTAGTACCGCAGATCTGAAAGCACTTGATACTAGCTTGACCAAAGAGAAAGTGCAGTCAACCTTGAAACGTGTACTTGGCGACCATGCGAAGAATGTAACAGTTATCTCACGTGCTGACTTTAACTCAACTCAAGCTTCGCATTATATCAATAAGAACGGAATAGAAGGTTTCTACGATGATGCTACAGGTCACGTGTATATCGTAGCTGACGGAATTCACGCACAGAACGGACTAAGTGCGGAAGATCGTGTAGGTTTTGTTGCATGGCATGAAATGACACACTTAGGGTTAGATACTAAATATGGTAACGACCTACGTGCGATTTTACAGTCTGCGGCATCGAACGAGACTATCGCGAAACTTGCGGATAAAATCCAACAAGAACGTATTAACCGTGGCGAAGCTGTGGCAGTCAACGACGACATGGCTGTGGAAGAAGCGTTAGCTGAACTTAATGCAGCGTTAAAAACTGACAACGTGAAGGCGTTGGAAGACCGTTACGGTGTCACTATCCCAGAAGGCCTACGTAGTCAAACCGAGAAAGCCACAGATAACTTGTTCACTCGTATTCGCAACGTGGTGCGTAAGTTACTTGGTAAACCAGTGATGACTAACCAGCAAGTGAAAGACTTGTTCGCAGGACTAGATGAATCTATCGCTAAACACGCTGCGCCAGAAGCTGTGGCAATCACTGCGAGACTAAATGAAATCGCACACGACGTAGAGCAAGGTGTTAATCTAGATGTAGACTACTCTGTGAAATCAGCAGTACAAGCGGTGCAAGACTTCATGTCTAACGTCGCTGAAAACTTAACAGATAAACTAACTGGAGAGAAACATTCAAGCTCGATTGCAGATCCAGCAGGTTTCAACCCGAACTCTATTGATACCACACGCGTACAGAAACAACGTATCAAAGGTGGCTTGACTACTCGTGAGCGTTTATTTGAAGCATTCGCAGATTCGCAATTCTCTGCGATTAAATATATCGGTGGTTACAGCACTGCGCTTGCGCACAAAATCAAAACTACGGTGAACGCTGTAGCACACAAACAAAAGCAATTCCAGAAGAAAGTATTTGCGTTTAGTGACATGATGCGTGAAGCAGCGAAAAGCCGTCCTGACTTATACACTCGCAAGAATCGTCAAGCGATTGATACAGATGTAATGGTAGTAACTACCGCACTTTCTGCGGTGACTAAGTCAACTAGCGCACTATCTTCAAACGAAGCGATCCGTGAGAAGTATACTCGTCTATTAGACGGCTTTGACTATACTGACGCTAAAGGTAACGTCCAACACAAAAACGGCCTTCGCGAAGAATTAGCTGCGTATGGTTACGATCCTGCTAACCAGTCAGCGATTGTGTACACACCATATCAGCTTAAAAAGCTCAACCAAATGTACGCTAAAGTTAAAGAGTATGAAGAAATCTTAGCGACTTTTGATAAGAACAAGAACGCTCTATTAAATGAAGCAGGCTTAACTCGCGAAGAAGCGTTAAAACAACGTAAAAACTGGCGTGGCCACAACGGTATGACTAATGCTGATGCATACAACGCAATCACAAAAGCAGTTGAGCAAGGTAAGATTGACGTAACTTACGACGGTAAACCATGGTTGGATTACATTAAGGACGTTGGTTTCACTAAGGATAAAGGCTTCGCAGACACTAACAAGAACTACGAACTTAGCTACGACAAGTTAAAAGTAGACGGGTTCTTATCTCCGTTAGTGGATACTTACGTGAAAACTGCGAAAGAGTTTTATCAGTATCAACATGACAACTTAGGTTCTGATTTAACTGGCCAGGTTAATGAAAACCCATTCTTTACTCCTACTATGGGTAAAGCATCGGAGATTAAAACTAAGTCTAACATGGTAGGCGACACTTTCTATATTGATGAAAATCGCCAGATTGAAGACCGTATCAACGACGCAATGGCTGCGGAATGGCAAGGTCAACACATGGGTCGTGCTTGGACTGGTTCTGGTACACTAAACAACCTTAACACTTTAGCTGCACTTTCTGCGAAACGTGTGGGCCAGACTGAAGTAGGTAAAGAGATCTACCGCCTAGGCATGAAAGGTGATTTCAAGATTCGCGTGGTAACTACTACCGATCCTAACTTCGGTGAAGCCAAAGGTTACTTAATCCCTACTTCAACCAAAGGTGGCAACAAGCAGTACTTAAAAGTGTCGCTGGATAACGACCGCGCGAACAATGCTTTGTTCATGGATAACGTGATTACTCCGAATAATGCCTTACTTGATGCAGCACGTACAGTACGTAGTGTATTCTCTGTTATGATCACGATGATGCCGGCGTTCTCTGTGTACAACGCATGGAAAGGTTTCGGCGAAAAACGTTCACAAATCAAAGCGTTCGCCATGAACAACAAAGTGGGTTATTTCTTCGAAGACTTAAAAGACCAAAGTGAAGGTTACCGTGCTAAGTTTGCTGCAGAGCTATTTAGACGTAGCTATGCGAATGTGATTAGTGGTATGTTCAACCGTGGCTACTTACGTGCAGCGCTCGCTATGTCTTTAGAGGAAGGTGATAGAGCACCTAAAACTTCTAAGTTCCGTGAGTTCTTACTGAAATCTCCGGAAGCTAAAACAGCGTACGCTCGCCTACGAGGTATCGCCAATAGCGGTGGTATCTCAACACGCGCAGATGCGTTCAAGTTTAGCCAAGAAGAACTACAACGAGCCTATGAGAAAGACGGTATTTTAGGTGCTGTGTCTCGCAATATCGCCCAAGCCCAAACTAGAGCGTTGACCTTCACTACTGCGATGGAAATGGTGTCAACCCTTGCTACGGTAGATACTCTACAAGAAATGGGGTTAAGCGAGAAGAAAGCAATCGAAGCTAACTTGTGGTTTATGAACTTCAACGACAAAGGTGCTTCTGCTATATCCGGTATTATGCGTAGCGTAGTGCCTTTCGCCAACGCAACTGCGCAAGGTGCAAGATCTACAACACGTAGCTTAGAGACTAAAAATGGTTGGGTGAACTTCGCCCACCAAGCAATCTTCCGTGCAGCGTGGTTAGGCGTAGCTGCGGTGGCGATGGAGATGTTCCCATGCGAAGACGGTGGAGATAAAGAAACACTGCGTGACTATAACTCCGGTGAGTTGATGCGTTCTACTCCGTTTAAAATTGGTTGTCTTGGTACACTACGCTTACCAATCGCTTATGGTGCGGATATGATTTCTGCTGCGGTGGGTACATCTGTATATCAAACTGTCGCAGGAAACTGGGACTTACCAACTGCGGTTAAGCACGTATGGCATGCCACAGCGGAGAACATGAACGTAGCACCAACACCACCAGGTGATTCTAATATATTTGAAACGGCCGCAGCCCCTATCACACCTCGCATGGTACAGGTGATGTACAATGTGTTACGTGATAAAGACGACTTTGGTAATAAAATATCTCGCCAAGGGTCTGACAACCTTAAAGAGAAATGGGCTGCAGGTAAGAATACTACCGCTGATGCTTGGACGCTACTTGCGAAAAGCTTTGATATGGCGGGTGTTAATATGACCCCAGAGCAAGCGAGATACGTGGTGTCAAGCTTCGCTCCACCTTTAGCAGGACTTGTTGATGCGCTTGATAAGCCGTTGCAAACACAAGCTGAACGTGAAAGCCCAGCCGTAACGCGTATGTTAAAAACTGTGGGTGTTGTGACTGGTAGTAAGTCTATTATTAAAGCACAGCAAGCACCAAGCCAACGTACGTTCGCTCAAGTGAACAATAACTTATCGCAATACAAAGATATTGTAGATGAAATCAATGTAGCTTCAGAGCAAAAAGAACTTAAGTTCGGCAGTGCAAGCGCTAACACCCAGTCTTGGTTAAAACGCAAAATCGCAGACGGGACGTTCAAGAAAGAAGACGAAGCAAAAGTAAGAGTAATACTTGACTACCAAAAACGTCAGAAACAAATTTCAAGCTCTAAATTATCCGCGGATAAGAAGAACGAGAAATACTACCAAAGTAACCGACGCTATCTCGAAGAGATGCACGCACTAGAGGACAAATAATGATTCTAAAAGCGAACAATTTTACCAAGCAAATTTGTCTGCGAATTAGACGAAACGAGTTCGCAGACTGCTGTAAAGAAGTGGAGTTGCATATCTTGCCACTACTCTGCGAAGAACCGCCTAAACGGGTGTATTGTTATACCCCTTGCGGTGGGCTAGAAACTATCGAAATAAAACGTGAACAACCACTAACTTTAGTGTATGATATGTTCAACTACGATGACGAGGGTAAACTCTGCTTCTTACTTGACGGAGAGTTCGCCAAATTAGACTGCGGTCGTTACGTCGCGAAAGTTATCGCCTGTGGCTGTGAAGTATATGAGTTCCAGATCGATAAACGCGAAAGTATCAAAGTCTCCGGCATTGTAGCGGACAATCGAAACAGTTGCTGTGAGGGTAAATATGGCTGCTAAGTTGCTACCAGGTTATTTTTCAAGCCTAACGGCTGTGTGGGAATCAGACGATACGTCTATCCCACTTAAAGAAATTCATGTACTACTCTCTCGCCTAAACGTTGGCGAATGGACTACGGTGCTGGTACAAGACACCGTAGGTTTCGAGATAGTAAAAGTAATTAACCACCAAGGTACTATCGCAGTGGAACGTGGTCTAAGTGGTACTCCTGCTAGACGCTTCCCAGTAGGTGCGTGTGTATCTTTCGTCCCTAGCGACGAACTAATTAAAGCGATGATCTGCGAGACAGATTGTTGTGAGACTGGGGTGGATAAATCGTACGGTGCTGTCGCTGATGCTCCGAGTAACTTCGAGCTAGAGACATTACCTACGCACGTGGTCGGTGGGCTTAACGCATTGTTAGGTGAACCTGCTGGCTTTATGAAAGTGAACGGCAAGAAAGTGCCGTACTATGAATAGGAGTTGTGTATGCAATTTTTTAATTTCAAAGATTATGCGAAATCTTGGTCTACTTGGGTGTTAGCCGGTGTAACTGTAACCCCAATCTTAGACGCTAACGTACAAGCAATCGCAGACTTCTTACCTGCTAGCTGGAAACCTTACTTCGTTACAGCGTTAGGCGTGGTAGGTTTAATCGTTCGTGCAATCAAACAAAAGGGGTAAGATATGGCGTGTGGCGGTTGCGGCAGCGTTCGCGGTATGACTAAACCCGAAGTTGCCAACTATATTCAAGAGCTGATCGACAAGCATAAATTGCAAGGCGGTCTTAATGACTGCGAAAACAATTTTCTTCCACAAGGTGCGAAAGTTGTACTATGCGACAAGTTAGCAGACTTAATCTGCGACTTGATCAAAACCGAGAAAGTTTGTTTCCCTACGGTTGAAAGTCTCGCATACGACGCAGACACTGAGACATTAACGCTTACCTTTGGCGGTAAAGACTACACTACACACATTCGCGTACAAGGCCCAACAATTACTGGGTCTGGTAACCAAGGTGTGTATACTATTTCTCAAGATGGGAAAGAAGTCGTTACTATCGACACCGGTGTTCAAGACGTTAAAATCGAAGACGGTAAATTAAAAGTCGCTAAGTCTGGTGGTAAATCAGCAGAGTTTGACTTACCTAAACCAGTTGCTACGACAATTACCGACAACAATAACGGTACAGGCTCTATCGCCTATGGCGACAATACAATCAACGTAGTGACCAAACCGACAGTTGCTAAAGACAACAACGACGGTACTATCACTGTGACTAACAGCGATAACTCAACCGTGACTTTCAAGAAAGGTGAATGCGCAGACATTCGCGTTGTTAATGCCTTTGGCGACTTAGAATTAGGTTTTATCCACTCACAAGGTTGTGAAAATGCAAGTGGTACATATGAGGACGTAGATGCCTTATTACCTGCAGTAACAGAAGCACCTGTTGCTACTCCAACTCCTGTGCGTGATGCTCCACTATAATAGAGGTAACGAATGAAACAAATCCGTGTAGTTACACCTAAAGATCTTGGTCGTGGTATCAAGGCGAATGGTGCTAAGAAAAAATATGAAGTTGACCTTACCCAAATGGTCGACAACAAAACTGTTCGTGTGAATGAACAGGGTAACCTTGAAGTTATCAAAGAGAAGTGTGTACAAGTATTAGACTTAAATAACCTTGTAGATGCGGAAAACACAGGTGCACTTAAACGATTAGGCAGTACTTGTTTCTATGGTGACTTCAACGCTGCTGATGCACGCACTGCGATTGGCGCACCGGTTGATTTTGGTAAATTTGATGTGGAGAAATCGCGTGCAATCACCGCGAAAGAAGACATTACTTCTGGCCAACAACTAGACTTTAATGGTTGGCAAGTCGCAACAGATCGTGAAGTTCACCAATACATCTACTCCAGCGCTGCGGGTGGTAAACAATCTGGTTGGGTACGTTCAAATGATTCTGGTATGAACGCTGACGGTTCATTACGTAATCCTTCTAATTGGGGTGATTGGGTATTCGAACTTAACCTTCCTGCACAACCAGCGCAAAAAGCCGGCTTAGATTGCGAAGCGATTGCTCAACTTCCACAAGAACAGTGGGAGAAAGGTACATCTATTCTCGCAAACAAAAACGGTAAGTGCGTTCGCTTAGTTCCTAGCGAAAACTTCTTCCAAGAAATTGGTGTTGGTATCGCAGCGAACAAAGTATCCGCATACACAAACGAAGAGTTCGAAGTTGTTGTAACTGTGTCTAACACAGGTGTAGGTAAAAACACATTAACTGACTGGGTAATTACTAAACCAGTAGCTGGTGTGTATGACGTTAAAGATGTTAGCGTAACATCAAATGGTGTAGATCGTGTAGAGACTGTATCCGAGTTTAGCTATAAACTCCACGGCCTATCTAGCGGTGGTACTGCGATTGCTCGCTTTAAAGTTGTTCCTAAGTCAATTGGTACATTCCAGTTTAGCTCAACTGTTACACCTAACAGCGCATTAGACCAAGATGTTAAGAACAACACCGCGTCACTCACATTGTCTGCAACTACCAAGGCTAACCCTAACTATGTACCGAGCGTAGACTGTCCGTTGATTATTGCGACAGAATTAGACAGTAATACACAACTTGTTCAGTTGCGTACGGAGAATGTAGGTAACAACTCTCTCGCCCGTACTGGTCTCGATAACTACGGTAACTTATTCGCGCATCGCGAGACACTAAAAGGACTAAAAATCAGACTACAAAACGCTTCTACGGTAGTAGGGTACAGTCGTGATTACCGTTCGTACAATAGCTTTATCATAAGTAATGGTCGCGTAACATCGGGTAATTCAGTAACCGGTGATGATGGTTTATCCTACGGCAACTATTTAAACTCGAGTGCAGACGGAATAAAATCTGGTACAGGCGGTTTTACCTTCGAAAACGGAGTGGTTACGATTACTGCAGATGTAGAGGTTTTCGCGATTAGTTGTCGCCCGCAGGGTAGCAACTGTAAATGGCAACATTATATGTTATCAACTGCGACAACCCCAATTTCAAAAGTGATCTCAACTTCCAATGTTACTGGCGGGAGTGTATCCACAGTAGATACCTACGTAGATGAGAAGGTTACTTCAGATGGCGAAACGTCGAGTATAAACGTTATACCAAGTAGTGTCACCGTGGTTAAAAACAAAAAAATAAATTCCTCAGTATCTAGAAGTGAGCGCGCTACACGTGTACAAAAACTTGTGTTCCGTGTACGTGCAGGTGCAGCAGCATCGCTAACCTACACCAGTACGAACAACTATGCAGTAACACATTCTGCTGGTAAAACAACAATCACTGAAAACAAAATCACAGTCGCAGCAGATGCTAAATCGACTGATTCAGTGAACACTAAATACATTCAAGTAATCGTGGAGTAATCTATGCAGGTTCAATTAATATTAAACGGTCACGTAGTTAACGCAGAGGTAAACGCGGCAGCCCTCGCGAATGCAGTCGTGGCATTATTAAATGGTGACGCGAGTAATCGCGCTTTCATCGAAGCGTTCGAAGCGGTAGATCAGAAAACTATCACTGATGGTACAGCTCCTTTTATGCCGCAAGTTCCAGTTGGGTATGAACGTTTCCAAGAACAAACCCCGTTCTTATTAAAAGGTACAAGTATTACATTTAATGCTGTACGTCATGGTATTCGCCCAATGCAGGAGCTTGTTACTACACCGAAACACAACGGTCTAGATGACACAGAGTATCATGGTGCACCTGGTACTAAGATCTATATCTATGCTACAGCGTGGAATCGCACTGACACAAACGAGTATGAATCTGACGGATTCACCCGCTTGGCGCAAAATGTCTATGGTAAGGTCGTTGACGAGGTCGAAATCCCAGAAAGTGGTGTTGTTAAAATTCCTGCTGCGAAATACGCTCAATACGGCGACAGTAGCAGAAACAAATACGTTGGGTATGGTACTGCTTACTCTGCTGAACACAACGCGTACATCTCTGGATACAGTGGCCCTAACGCACTGGGTAACCCACAAAGTAGTGGCGGTGTATAGCCCTAACTCAATAATAGGTGCTTTATGAAGACGGTAAAATTAATTACCCCATCTGACCTAAGCGATGACTTCAAAGTAGCAGGTGGCAAAGTCCACCTGTCTACTGCGATTAAACAATATAAAGTTGATTTCGCTGTAGCAAAGAATATCGCAACGACTAACAACCCTGTTGACTACGAACGACAAGAACGTAGACAACTTACACTGCATAGCAGTGGTGTCGGTAAGATTCACCTTGACTTTAAAATGATAGTTGATTCTGGCCCTAGTCGTACGATATTTCAGTTGCCTACAAATGTAACTACTCCACTTGAGCTTATCGAGTTTGCCTTCGCATAGGGGGATAAATGGACGCTAAAGACGATCCGTATATTGGCTTTGACCCAATCACCAGCAGAGAAGAAACCTACTTCGATATTGAGATGTCTAGTTGGAAGAAGAAATGCTTTAGGCCTACCGGTAGCACAAGTGCAGATTGTTCGGACGTCATCGCCAGACTTAACAGTGCATTATCGCAGAACCAGCTTCTTAATGCGACATTGGAAGAAGAGCGTGCGAAGTTAAACCTACGTGATAAGGAAATAGAGAAGTTAAAGTCAGACTTATCCGACCTTAACAAAGCGTTATTGAGTAACTCATCAGCCTGTGAGATACTCAAAGCAGCTCTAGAGCCTGTCGCGAGATTAAACGACGACGTGATCTATTACGCCATTCGTGAGGGCTTTACGTGCGAAGGTCTGACACCTGTTGAGGTAGATGATCTAAGTGGTAGTCCGTCACATACCGCAGTGTTAGATGCAATCCGCAACTCACCGCGTATGTACAATACAGAGGAAGCGTAAGATGTTTTGCAAAATTTTATCCGCACTTTTCGGGCGTGACACTCGCCCAGCGCAAGTAATTAACTTAACGGTAAGTCTATTCTGGGTGTTTGCTTTGCAGTTGCAAAGTCATAACATCATGGCTATTGAATTACCTGCACCTATTATTCTAAACAGTTTTGTGTTGTCTATTGGGTTAGGCATCGCTGCGTTGTTTAGCATACTAGGGTTAGTTAATACGGGTAGACCGCATCAAGTATTTAAGGCTTTTGGAATGGCGCTTGGTGCACTTACTCAAGCTATTTTGGCGAATGGTTACGTGACGGAGTTCCCCCCACTTGATATGCAGATCGTGGTCTGCACCGGACTAAGCGTGTGGTATTTGCTGGCCGTGTTCTATATATTTAAGTGTGAGGGGATAGATGAATGAAATTGCGCAGCATCTAGATATTTTCGTAGTAGTGATTGGTGCAGCTCTAGGCTCTTTTAAGGCCAGTCAGGAGTTCGATAAGGACAAGCCGTTTTGTAATCGCAGTATTGACGTAGCAATCGGTATCTTTGTTGGACTTTCTATGGCATTCCATTTCGGTGCACAGTTTAGCCTTTGGTTAAGCGGACTTCTCGCAGTAGTAGGCGGGGCAAGTGGAGCAATGGTGTTAGAAGTGTTAATGCAGATGTTACCAAGTATCACGCGAAAGATTGTAAAGGATTGGGTTTCTAAAAAACTCCAGTAAAACAAAAACCCCAAGGTTATACCCTGGGGTTTTCTTCTATTCAGTTGTCTGCTTGTTACGTTCAAACTCAATTAGCATCTCGATATAGTGCTTCGCTTTTTCTAAGTCAGTTAATCCGTTCTTGAATGGGTAACGTACAACATATTTGATGACGTTGCCTTGCATATAACTTAGGTTATTCGCATTGATAAACTCAATTGGTTGAATGGCAAACTGCTTGTAGTGGTTACCACCTACTTGTTTCTCTAACGCAGATGTTCCAACTGATCCAGATAATGGGTGAATATTACCTAGTCTTGCGTCGCTTTTAACATTTTCCATAGTTGTGTCCTTATAGTTTTGAGTAAAAGGTTGATAAATGTTCGTCGTTGATTGGACAGATATAGCTTTCACCGTTGAAAAGATACTTACATTTTGTGTAACTAACCTGTTCTTCGCATAGCGCCTTGTAATGGTTGTATGCGAACACAAAATCTACCGCACTTCTTGGGTCTTCCTTCGGTGACTCTACGCCTTCGATTGTATTTACATTCGCAAGTGCTGCTTCCCAAATACCTTGGCTGTCAGGCTTATAGGCACCAGCTTCTACCATTTGTTCATACTCTAGTTTTAGCGATACTAGGTCTACCAGTTTAACCAGTCCTTTCGCGCCGAGGTTGTTCTCATGGCAGATAAATAATTGCCACTGAATTGCACGTTGTAGTTTGTTCTCTAACTCGTCCCAGTCATTTCCTGCTACGTGTTTAACAGGTGTTGCGATGTCGCCAATATAACCTTCTTGTGCATCATGCAGTAAACCAAGTAGCGCGATGTGTGGGTTACCTGTTAAGTAATATAATGCGCCAGCTACCCAAATACTATGACTGGCTACGTCCATACCGTAACCATTAAAACGTCTAACGTGGCTTAGTAAATCTGCGATTTCTTCAACAGTAAACTTATAGTTACTAACATTGTTTAAGTCAATTACATTCCCTGTGGGTAATGCCTTAATACCATTCAGCTTCATCGTTAAGTACCTCAATGTTGATCTCAATTCCGTGTCTTTTACAGAATTCTTTTATTTTTGTAATGCGATTGTTTAATTGAATAGGTAGTTTACGCTGATTATACACTTCGCGTTTATACGCTGCGGCGCAAGCTTTACATCTATACCCTACCTTTCCCCCATGTTGCTTCTCAAACTCGCTGAATGGCTTCGTCTCTAAGCAAATAGGGCATCTTTTAGTTTGTTCTAAACACATAGTAATTCTCCCGTCGCTAAATCATATACATCTAATTTTCTGTTATTTTGGTCAAACTCTGTTCCTTTAGTTGCAAAGCGAACAAAGTTCTTAAGGCTGTTTAAGCTTCCACTACTACCTGGGTCTTGGTTCTCACACATCATCTCCCACACCTTCCATGCAGCAGAGATTTCAGAGCGCATAGCACCAATCACGATAAACTGATCAGGATCAATCTCACATAAATCGCCTGCATAGTTAGCAAGATAAACCCGTTTGCCAATTGGTGATACGGCGACAACGATCCCCAAGAATTCCTCCAATGTGTCTTCACCTAAAATCGACCGCACTTTATTAATCACTTCTGGGTCAAAGTAGCTTCTTATAACTTCTTCGCCTAACGCACATTCCTTAAACGAACCACTGAATGCAAAGTATCTGACGATGTCACCTACTTGGATCTTGAAAACTTTTGGTGCTTCAATCGTTGTGTAGTACCCGTAGGTACAGCGACGGTCTGCGAGAAGGTAACGTCCGTTATAAACTATTTGTGTCATCTCTTACTCCTGTGAATAAATTACGGGTATTGCTACCCACTCTGTTTGTACAACCGCACCTTTCGCGGTTCTGTATTCATACAACTGCTCAATTACTTGTGAGTTACCACTCACAACGCAACGTAGGCTCATTGTAGGAAAGGCAGAGGTTTCCTCTGCACTTTCTTCTTTCTTCTTAAATTTCGACCAATCTTTATTCATCGTTGTCCTCTACTATTTGATCTAGAGTGGACTTCACTAAGTCATCAGCCTTAATTGATAAGCAGTAAACTCTACCAGACGTTTGTGGTAAGCCTTGCGATATCACTCGTCTCGCACTCGCTTCAAGTAGTAACCCACGTTGCTGCAATGTATCTCTGATTGCGTTTACGCCAACACCGCGTTTGGCCAGGTATTCCTTCAAGGCTGTGGTACGTATGTAAACTATACCAGTGTCTTGTTCGTAGCGTACGTTTAGCGCACCTTGTGGGAACAAGCGAACCATTACTGTACCTTCGGTCGTACCTTTGTCTGTCACGACGGTGTTACGTGTGTTCTCAGCTAAGAAGCTTGCGATTACATCAGTCGCGCTGAACTCGTAGGTGTCTTTGTTGTGACGATTTAGTTTCACAATATCGCATAGCTTGTCGAAGACAGCCTGCATATCCCACTCTACCAATCCCATCTTGTTCGCTAGTACACCGGCCACATAAATCACGGAGCAACCTGTGATCCAGAAACGTTCTTCTGACGTAGCTTCAAGTGTAGTACTGAAAGTCTCGGTAGTACGATCAATCATTTCTTGTACTTGAGTTTGTGGGATACGTACTAAGTTACGTAACCACTCTGCGCCTGCGACACCGTAGTTCTCACGAATAGGTTTCTTAATTAAAAGCTCACCTTCGTGTACGGACAGTGTCGGTTTAGGTAATCTAAACTCTAGCGTACGTGAAATTTCCGCTGCAACGTCTTCTTTCGCAGTGTTAATTCGGTCAATCAACGAGAAGTTACCACTTGAGAGTACCATCAGTTGCCACGAAAGATTATCAACACGCTCACGCATATTTGAGTCCAAGCGACGTTTGGTACGACCTTGTGTTACACCTAGCAATAAGTCAGATGTCGCACGTGGGTCTAAGTTGGATAACTCGTCGATTGTCACAGCGATGTTAGTCCAGCGACCGAAACGTTCTTCAATCGCATTAACCGTATCTTTTGCGTTAAGCAATAAGTCGCTAGGGTTACCCCAGACACCATTCATCATTTCTTGGGTTGTGGTTTTACCGTAACCAGGCTTGGTCATTAAGTGTAACCAGATACCGTTATAGTTGGTAAACCGCATTAATGTAGAACCGAAACTACTTAGTAAGCAGATCTGTTGTTCCACTGCGTTAATCGAACCTAGGCGACGCATGAGTTCTTTCCAACCCTCGAGTGTACCTGCTTGGTCAAAGTAACCGCAGTAGTTTTTCACGTTCGCATGAGGTTGAACTGTCACGACACCGTCAGGGCGATATAGCTTACTACCTAACAAGAACTGTGGTTTGTTTCCGTCCCAGCCGAAGTGTTGTAGTTGTCTTACTTCGTCCATTAATTCCTGCACCTCGTTTTGGTACGCCCTTAAATACATAATAAGCGTACCCATGTTTTTCTCAGAAATTGAAACTCCGGCTGCGCCCAGTCTTTGCTTCAATTTATCCTGCGCATACCAGTCCTTCATTGGGAAGGAGACTTCTTGGTACTTGCCACCTTGTCCTACGCGTAGTAGGTACTTAACCATGATATTCTGTTCGCCATCTATTACTTCGACGAACTTAGTCATGATTGGGAACATATCCCCTTTAAAGAAAACTTTCTCTACTTCGTTCTCTATGACCACTAAGCCTTTGTGTGTTCGCTTGTATGGGAACGGTGGCTGTGGTGTTGTCGCATCGCCAGACTTATTATCTCCGCTGCTATTGCTGTCGTCACCGCCTTGTTCTGCGACTGTGTCTGCTCCTGAAGTTGTGCTTTCGCTTGTCTCTTCTGTTGGCGTTGAGCTTGCTGGGTATTCCAGCGCTCCGATCTCCAAGTTGTACTGCGGGATTTCGATTTCTTCATAATGCTCTGCGAGTTTTAAAGGGGTTTTTAATGTTTCGTCATAAAGGTAAGGACAACCATCACATAAGCCGCCGCACTCGCGGTTGAAATAAGAACAAGTAGTTGGGCCTACGTCCATACTTTCTAGACGTTGTAGTTTCTCTGTTGTGCGGTCTTCATCGAATCGCGTAGTATCAGGGAAACGTGTTTTATTTATTTTGCGCAAAGTCTCGATGTGTTTCTCTGCATTCTCACAGTATCTCATTACACCAAGCACACCGCGCCACACTGGCTCTGCGACTGCTTCTTTACCTACCAGCATATATTTACCTACTTGGCAACGTTTCAAGAAGTACTTGGCGTGTTTAGGTTTATCGTCCTTGAACTCGCTGCGGTCTTTCTTAACGTACTCAACTGTTTTAATCTTAATCGCTTCAATGTCAGCCTTGTGTTCAAGATAATAAGGCTTCAAAGCGTTGGCGAAGTCTAGATAAGAAATACTGTCTGCATCACTAATAAGCTCTACCTTATGCCCGTTCTTGTGGTTAGTTGTACCGATAGGACGTAGGATACGTGCTCGGTCAGCCGTACACGCAGGGTCAGCTAAGAGACCATAGTATTTAATGATAGCGTCAAATACTTTAGCTAGTTTCCACCAGCTCGCAGCATCTAAGTCTGCGTTTAAAGGCCAATACGCATGTACTCCACGCCCACTGTTTACAACCATTGGGTCAGGCAAACCTAAGTCATTCACAAACTCCCATAGTTTCTCGATAGCGATTGCTTGTGTCGCATAGCCTTCACCACTTGCTGCTTTATCTTCGCCAACGTCCAAGTCTAACCAGAACGATCTAAAGTGCGTAGTAAAGTCAGCACTGCGAGAAAAGCCTTTGTATTGGCGACCTTCATATTCTTTATCAATGAAACTACGCTCACGATCATATCCACCGAGTGCCATGTATAATGGTCTTCCGCTTTTCGCGTTGAGTTGGATTGCTTTTGCGAGTTGTTCAATCGAGCCAAAGGTTTTATGTTTTGTTGTAATAGACGGTTTACCGTCTGATTTGAAAATTGGGTTTCCTTCTGAATCGGTGCGTTGCACCATTACTGCCATTACTTTTAAGCCATTGGAAGGTAGAATTTTAGAAAGATGTTCGAAAGTATTCATAATGTTGCACCTACTTACAAATGTCAGATCTTACTCTGCTCGAGGTGAATGAAAAAGCTGGCAAGCAGTTGCAGATAGATGCAACACTATGAATACTAAAGATAAAATTAGTTTGAATTGTCATTTTTATTCACCTCTTAATCTGAAAACACGGTGGCTCTGAAACCACCGTGTGATATTGTATAACAAATAATTTACTATTGTCTAGTCATCGAAGTTATCTAAACCTTCTGCTAGTTTTGTTGCTTCCGCTGCGTACTCTTCGCTAACTTCTTCGCCAGAAGTATCTACCACGTTAGGTTCAACTTCTTTTTTCGCAGGAGCTTTGCGCTTCGGAGCAGGTTTTGCTTTCGGTTCTTCTGCGACTTGTTCGTCGTCAGGAACTTCAACCGGTTCTAATGCTTGTGGGAATGTATCAGCTAAGAACTCTTTCACTTCTTCTGGTGTTGCTTCTGCAGCCCACGCTTTAAGTTCTTCGTAGTCATACTCATCAGAATTTACTACGTCTGGGTGTTCCATACCTAATACTACTAATTTTACTTTCTTCTTAGGTGCTGGAGCAGGTTTCTTAGCTGGAGCTTCTTTCTTCGCAGGTGGAGCTTTCTTCGCTGGAGCATCTGCTTGTTCTTCTGCGTCCACTTCTACGTTTTTCACTTCAATGCGACCTGCTGAAGACGGATTGTTTACTGCAGCATTGAACGGCTCTAACATTTCTTTGACTTCGTCGCTGTCTTTAAGACGTAAGATTTCGTCCATTTGCGCTTTGTTTAACGTCCAGTAACCACCTGCGTTGTTAGGTGCGATACCGAATTTCATCGTCGCTGTAGCCATTTTTGGCATCGGCATACAGCGTGTTACAACTGCTTGAGTTGGGATTGGCATCGATGCACCTGTTTGTGGGTGACGTTGTGATGTTAATACACGCATGTACCAGCCGTAGCTGCCGAAACGATTTTTCACCACTGTATCATCAGATAATGATTTATACTTAGGTTCTAATACGAATGGGTCAGAGAATGAACCATCTTCATTAATTAATACACCAACGATGCGACGATATACACCGCACATTTGGTTACCATCTTGCCAGTTTTTACTAATTTTGTTGTAAGGGCATTCTTTACAGCTATCGCAAAGTGGGTTTTCTACTGAACTGTCTGGTGCGTTGCCGTCAGTTGAATAACAGTCTGGACCATCAAATTCCCCAGTTTCTTTTTGTTCGTCGAATGAACGTGCGTAGTGAATGCGAGAGTTATATTTGCGTTGGTCTACGATCACGATGTCTACCTCACGACCCATGTCGTGTACTTCACCTTCGCTATCAATCAGTTCCCAATCACCACTGTTACCCATGGTTAGGCGAGCTGCACGTTTGAAACCACCACCTAAACCAACTGTTAAATCTTTTGTTAATTCCGCAGCCATTGTTTGGTCGAACGGAAGGGCTAATTCACCCATATTTAAAACCATTAAATCAGACATAAGTCACTCCATAATTATTTAAGACGTCTTGCTTTTACTTTGCGAACAGTCGCTGTTTCAATACCTGCTGGTAAATCGAAGCCCTGTTTCAACAAATCGTTTAGCGTTGTACTGGTTAAGCGTTTTTGTAAGATTGCAAACGCTTCAGTGTTACGTAGACCAGTACGTGCTTTTGCTTCTAACCCTTTAAGTACTGCTTGTACTTCGTCGTTAGATAAATTACTTTCTTTCGCTAGTTCGTGAACAACGTCACCGTCGACTAACTGACCTGCTAAGGTCTCTGCGAAGATGTTGCTATATACTGGCTCCCAACCTTCTTCGCCTACCGAGTAAACTGTCTCTGGCTTGTATGCCACAGAGAGCAACCCAGCAAATTTTAATTCTGATACGTTATCTTCCTGCATGCGATATTTAAGTTCGTCTTCGAGAATAGATAACCGAGTTTTTGCTCTTTTTTCATCTGACGCTACGACTTCTAATCGGTCTAGCGTTTGTCTATATAACTGCGCGATTGATTCTGCTTTTGCTCCACGAATCTGCGCTCGTAGTTTTTCTAAGTTACTTTCCGTTACTTCGTCTAAGTCCATGCGATTTTCTAAATCTGTCGCAATTTGTGCTTTTAACTTAAGTAAGTCGTCAGTACTGAACTGACTTAGTGGGAAATACTTAGCGTCTTCTGGTGTCTTAAACGCACTGTCTTTAACAACAATACGTTTATCACCGTCTTCCTCGTAAATGTAGATAAATTTACCTTTACCAGACATATTCACCTCTCTTGTTGTTTAAGTTGATACGAAGTTTATACTGTTTTAGATCTACTGTCAACAAAAATTTTAATTATTTTGTATTTCTTGTTTATAAAGTTCCAAGAAACTTTGTTGTGCTTCACTACCATTGGCCAACTTAGTGTAAATCGCCTTCTCCAGTGGCGTAGCATAGATATGATAAATACCCATGTTGTTCTTCTGTAACTTAGACTGAATACGCTTGTTCGCTTGGTCGTATAACTCCAAGCTGTGATGCGGTGTAAACCACACGATCGTATCTGCTACTGCAAACTCTAAGCCGTGCGAAGTTGTTTTAGGGTGTGCTACTAGTACTTTGACATTTGGGTCTGTTTGGAATTTCTTAACGGCTTCATCGCGTCTCTTACCAGTTACTCGTCCGTCGATCCACACTGAACCATACTTCTTGCTGCAATGTTCTTGAAGTAAATCAACGACTGCCTTGTAACTTGCGAACACAATAACTTTGTTGTCAGTACCTTGGATAATTTCATCTAGTACTTTAAGTCTGCCTTTCGGTGGTAGCTTAAGTACTGCGCTGTCGTCATCGCCATTCTGATCGAGCTTAACCACACCTGCCGCGGTTTGGAGAAGTTTAAATACTAAAACACCTGCGTTAGCCGCAGTAATTTTACCTTCGCGAAGTGGTATTGCGCCTTCATTCTTGAGCTTGGTGTAAGCCTTCTGTTGGTCTGCTGTAAGTTCTGCTTCGTTATACATCATCTGTAGGGGTGGTAAGTCTAACACGTCGTCTGCATTAAACCGAATAGCTGGCTGTAAGGCATTGAACACTGTGTCTTCCCAGCCACGTTTAGGTAACCACTTACGTTCTCCAAGTTTGAACATAGTCATCGCTTGCCATGCACCGACTGTTTTAGGTACACGGTGAGGTGCGACTAATTTAATGAACCCGTACGCTGCGACTGGACCACCGGATAACGGAGTACCAGTCAACGCCCAGACATACTTACAACGCATCGCCATTTCATTCATCACTTTCCAACGATCCGAGTTAGGGTCGCTGAATAAGCGGGCTTCGTCGATAATCAATAAGGTCTTATCGGTAATGTAGTTCTCCCAAATATCAGCAACTACTTTGATACCGTCGTGGTTGATAATATGGAAGTCTGCCTTTTGTCTCAAAATTGACTTACGTACCTGACGTGATCCACGTGCTACCAAAGAATAACGACTTGCGAAAATACCCTGTACTTCATCATGCCATGTCGCACAGTTAGACACCGTACAACAAATAAGTACCTTGTCAATTACGCCTTCTTTAAGGAGATAGTCTGCCGCCCATAAACAGCTTGCCGTTTTCCCTGTTCGCTGTGTATTTAACACAAATGCTTTCGGGTTCTGCGAAACAAACACCGCTGTTTCTTCTTGGTGCTTCATCGGATCATAGACGCCATGAAGTTTAGGGTACTCGTAATAACTTCGCATCGGTTCGAAATTTTCAAGACGTGCGCCTAAGTTAGAAAGAATTTTAAATGTATCTACATTGTGGCGGACAGCCAACTTGTGGCCGTCCTGTTTATACTTAATCCCTGCTTGGTCTAAAACGTCAGTGTATTTCTTAGGATCTCGCACTTTTAGAAAAATTGCTTTTTTATCCTTGACTACAAGTGCCATCTTCGAACTCCATTACTTCTAATTTGCTAGTCCAGCGATATAACGTTTTCGTTACGTCTGATCTCACAAATTCTTCTAAATCATCAGCGTTTAAGTATTCACTACCTTCGTCTACCGATTCAATTATTGCACCAATCATTTTCTTGGCTAATTCTATGCTCTCGTTATCCACTACCCAAGCTAAACCTCTAGCTTTGTGAATACGGTCAAGTGCATAGGCTTGCAACACCGTCGGGTGTTGTTTAGGTGTCGCCTTACACTCAAATGCGAATGGTACGCCTTTGATGATTGCCATTACGTCTGGTATACCAGTTTGCCCCATGCCGTTTTGAACAGGCATATAGTAGAAACAATCGCCACCTAGCGATTTTAAGAAATCAAGTAATTTCTTTTTAACTTTACCTTCTGGTGTTGCTTTAGCCATTTTAAACTCTCCAAATAATTTCTACGTTAATATTTTCGCTTTGCAAGTTAGCCAACTTCCATACAAACTTAGCGACTGTTACAGTGCGTCTTAGCCACCCACCGATGATTAAACAGTTCATATCGACTGCACCTTCCATTTGCACACCATTTACCGGACTAAGGACAATTCTTCGCGCAAAGTTTTCACGAATTTCGCGTACTACGACGCTCTCGTCATAAAGGCTACCGTGTACTCTAAGTCTAATCACTTTATACATATCACACACCTATTGCATAATAATGTTTGAAGTACTTAACCCTTCTGTCGCTTTACTTACGGCATCGCGGATTTCGTCTGGTGATTTCCCTTTCGCCATCATACTGCGAGCTAAAAGTACCGCTTCAGCTTTTGTTTTTAAATCCCCGAATGCAACGAAGTCTTTGCAATATGTAATGTCGCGCAAGATATTCTCGTATGCGTCGCCAATGAACTTCTGATTTTGATAAATCTCATTTGTTTTAAGGTGCTGCGCCATTGCGATTTCTTCCAACTGCTCTTTGGTCAGTGAGGTATAAATTTTACGGAACTCGTCCCAATCGCTTTTAGCGAGAGCGTTGTCAGCCTTAATGAATTGATCTACGTGTTTGTTAAATTTATCGCGTAGCTCTACTACGAATTCTTCTGCTGTTTGTTTAGTCATAAGTTTTCCTTATCGTTTGTTCCAAAACGGACATGATTTTACTTGACACCACGGTAGGCCACCGTTGACTGTCGGTTTATTTGGGCGACATAATCCGCCAGGATTAGGTAACCATTCGTTACGCTCGGTTGCCCGTGCAATCTTTTCTATATTAAACGCCAAGTCGCCTTTCATTTCATCAATGTCTTTGCGAGTAAACGTCAACCCTTTTTTCCCATTTACGACAGGGCTATACTCCATTGCATCTAGGAAGATATATGCTACCTTAATTTGATTTATATGCGGATAAGCCATAAATGCCATAAGTGCGTATGTTGTTAGCTGTTTGCGGAAGTCTTCGTTGTCCTTTACCTTACCGGTCTTGTAGTCGAAGATCACCGCTTTGCGTTCTTCGTGGTTAAGCACAATTACATCAGCCGTACCACCGTACCATCTACTTCTATAATCACAAGGTTTAAAGTCTTTTGTGATCGCCAGTTTAGTCTCCGGTAACTTCTCTCCTTTCATCGCTTCAAGTCTGCGAATAAGTGGCTCGAATTGTTTCTTCCGGAAGAGCTAGCTTGTCTCTAAGCCTGTCTTCCAACTGCTTATGCCAACGTGTACCTCGCTCGGTTGCTTCCGTTGACTGGAACACCACTTCCTTCGTAATGTACTTCGCTTGGTACTGTTTAGGGCAAGTGTTGAATGTACTGACGGAAGTCGGTGACTGGGGCATTAGTTTCATCTTATGCTCCGTCGTGTTGGAGGTTAGCGATAAAGTACGACACTTCTTTCGCTTGGCGAATACAGTCGTCTAATGCGTTGTGGTTCGCTTCTTTATGTGGAACTTCCATATCTGCAATTTTTATTAATTCGCGGATTGTACGAACTGAACGTAGTTCAGAGTAACGCCATGGGCTAGGTAAGTTATGATCTTCGTATAGGTTGTCTAAAATAGCGATATCGAAGTCAGGATCACAAGCCCATACTGCCACACGTTCGTAGCCTTCTACACGTGTAATCGTATATTCTACCCCGCCATTGATAAACTCACCTAGTTTATGTAAAGCGAATTTCACATCGTCTTTATCGAGGTTATGCTTAATTATTAAATCAAAATTAGCTGGGTTTTCTTGACACTGCTTGAACCACCATCGCAAAGTGTTTAACTCTACGTGACGATTTTCTTGATCAGATAGGTCAAGCTCACGATAAAACTCACGAAGAATTTTACCTGACAACGGGTCAAATCCTACCGCACCTATACTTAAAACCACTGCATTAACAGCGGTAGATAAAGTCTCAATATCGACCATAAAGTGTTTATTCATTGTATTTTACTCCTGCTTTTTTGCCAAAATCATATTCTCCTATAACTGTAACATCTGGCGAAGGTATAACTTGATGTACGTATTGCAGTTTGTTACTTACTTCTCCTTTCTTTGTTATCTTTTGTAATGCTAGCATTGGAGACTTTACATAACCATAATGAGACAGTTGCGCTTCCATACTAGGAACAAAATATTCTCCCCGCATTCCTTCTATAGTGACCACGCTTTTTCCGAACTCCACGTCTTTACCTTCTACTTGTCGAAGGATAGCTCGTCTGTAATTTTCCAGAGCTAGCTTATGAGCGCGCGAATCGACAACAAGGCGTTTTGCTGCAAGGTCGAAGTCAGATAGCTGTGTTAGGTCTTCTTCATTACCACCAGTTGATTCTGCTTCCTCATAGGTTTGTTCAAAAATGTCTGGCTTACATGGGTAGAACTCACCTTGTACACCTTTAACGATGTAGTCGCCATAGCTTGCCTGCATCGTACCTTCTAGTGTGTGAATTTCTGCGAAAGCGTTTGCTTCACCAAAGATACTTACTTGTTCAGTATCGATCCAATCTGGAATGCCTGCTTCAATGTTTTCTTTCGTTAGTTGCCATGCGTCAATAACGACTGGCTTTTTGCGATATTTAGCCATAGATTTCTCCGTTTACTATTAGTTGTTTAATTTTCAATTCTTTACTGACCATACAAGGTTTTTGTTGAATACGTGTAAAAACTGCAAACAACCATCGTCAAGATCTTGTAAAATATATTTATTATCCAGTGTTTTTCCTACGACTTTATAACCTTCACAAAATGATTGTAATGCGTCGTGAACTAACACTAACTTTTCTTTAAAAGCTTTCTCCATTATTTCTTCAGTGGTTAGCTTTGGTTCTTCCCACATCCCAACAATATCTTTACCACTTACGCTAGACGTAAATCTACCGTTGTCCTTCCAACAAGCATTAGGATCTTCAACCGTACCGTCATCGTAAAATATAATCCCAATAATCGGGAACGATACTTTTACCCCGTCACCTAGTGTGTAGTGATCTGGTACTCTATAATAAAGTATCGCTTTACTACCATTACGTAATTCAACTGCTTCTCCTGCCAACGCTTTTTCTAAATCAAATTGTTTCATATTAATACCCATTTACTAAAATTCTAACTTGTTCAAGTGTTTCGTTGACTTCGATGTAGTTCTCTCCGTCAATATTGGTACTTAGTCCTACTAACGTTTTACCGCTAAGTGTACCTACCGCAACGTCAGTAATATGATCTACGTTTACTAAACGCTTGTTGTTGTCTTCATACTGTGTTAACTCAATTAGTCTCGCCATCTTATTTCTCCTCAAATCTTTCTCTAAATTTTTTGTCAGTTATAGCAAACGGTGCCTGTGAGTTGTCATCATACTGCACCACCCAGCTACCTTCTGCGGCATAGGCTTTTCCTCTTGCTCCTTCAAAATACACACCTATGCGTATTTTCCCTTTTTCTTCTCGTTCAACTAAACCATCTTTTAACCAACTAGGTAGGAATCGCACTTGTGTAGTAACTATGTGCCACGCATTTACCTGTACAGGCCTTGCTATATATTTACCCACGTGCTAACTCCCATAGTTTTTGTTTTGTTACATATAGACTACGTAATCCATTACGTCCTGGCCCAAAGATAAACGCAACCGAACTAAAGTTATTACCCTTGATTGTTTCGCCTGTCATTGCAGAGATAAACGAGATTCTTCCCATCATGATATAGACTACTGCGATAGCGTTCTTTGCTGCATAGTGAAACCACTTAGTAGAACAGTCGTTCTTTAAGAGCGCTACGGTGTAGTTACCGTTTGCTGCTTCTGCGACTGCTTTGTTTAAGAAAGGCTGCACGTTTGAATAAGGCGGGTTCAACCAACATAGGTTATTCTCACCCCACGGTGTTGCCAACGTGTCCTGTTGCTCCGTGATAAAACGTTCACACTTCTTGTTATGTTTATTGGCACATACATCTAATTTAGATAAGCCACTTGGGACTAGTCCTTTGTTTTCTACGTAAGAAAGAAGCCCGTCCACAATTTCTTGTGGCGTGGCCCATAGATCTTTGTGTTCCGCTTCCGTCTTGCTAGACTGATGCACACCTTTAGTTTTTGTCATTTATTCACCTCTTTTTGTTTGTCGCAGTTGCACTGACTTAATCGGTGCTAACTTCGCATTCTTTAGTTTTGACAATAAGAAACGTGCCTTCCTCATGTCGCCTTCTGTTTCTATACCGAGATGGTACTCGCTAATACTCCATGGAATAGAGCTTAGCACTAAGTCAGATTTGCCTACTTGAAGTATATTCGCTATCTCTTGCATAAGATTGTCTGCACTTTTATTTGCGTCTAACCGTGCGAGGTCGATTGTTAGGTTGAAAATAATCATTTCGCACACCCATATCGTTTTGCTATATCTCCATCTGATCCTAGTGGTAAGTCAGAAGCCCAGTGTGGTGGTTTAGCCATATAGTACTGCATAATCTCAAGCACTTCTTCCGCAATACCTTCTCTGCAACAAACGATTAATTCATCGTGTACTTGCATTGCTAGATGTGCGTCGTCTCTAGACCAGCCACGCTTACGAAACTCTGATTTTATCCACCCCATCTGTGTGGTCAGAACGATCCGTGCTAATGCCTGAATCGCGTTTTCCACCATGCGACCTTCAAATGTATTTTCCCAGTCTGGCTTTTTGGTTCGAATATTTTTTCCCCAATACGCATACTGGTCAAACCCTCTTTCATTCTTCTCTACTCGCATTTTGCGATACACCAACTTCATTCCATTAGGAAGGACAACACAGTTACCTTCAAGTTGTAGGATTCCTTTGTCGTCTACGTCAACACTAACGCCTTGCACCATTGCTTTAAGTACAGCCTTATATTTCTTCCAGAATGCAACGATGTTAGGTACACTTGCTCGATAGCTTTTAACCCAGCTTTGTAGTTCTTCGGAAGAAAAGTCTTCGCTACGTTTACCTAATACAACTTTTAGTCCGTTCTCGCCTGCCTGGAAACCAAGTCCTAAGATTTGCGATTTACCGATAAAGCGCATTGACTTAGTAATTTCTTCGTATGGTACGCCAAAAGATTTGCTCGCCTGTGCTTTGTAAATATCTTTCTTTGCAACGAACGCGTCTAACACCCATTGTTCATGTGCAGTATGTGCCAGAATACGACAATTACTTACAATTACTCCATTACAACAGAAACGGTGTCTAGGTCCGCAGTTGATAATGTCATATACTGGGATAGTACCGATGATAGGGTTTCCAAGTTTGGTAAAGCGTGTACTTTTATTACTCGGTGTAGGTGCATTGCTCCTACTTTCCCGTTGCTGTACTTGCGAATGAACTCTGATCGTGTCATTTGCTCTCCGTTGTATATCCATCGCTCCTGTTTCCGTGTATTTGACCGATATATTATTTCCTCTGGTGTTAGTCCAGCGTGTACCATTTTGTTCACACTGTCCAAATGAAATCGTGGTGCATAGGTTCTTGCGAACTTCGATACCGACATTGACTCCCCGTTGTAGGTAACCATAACGTTGCAAGCCCTTGTTTGTGCGTTTTGCTCTCGCGTTACGAATCGAAGGTTTCCCAT